AAAAGATGGCTCCGGTCCACAAGCTGGAGAACGGATACCGAATAGGCAATTCACCGACCCTTCGGCCTAGCGAAGTGATCGAGCGCGCCAAGCTGCGCGGGTGGCAGCCTGAGAGCTGGGCGGCGTGAGCTTCAATTCCGCCGCCTTGCAACTGATGCTCGAAAAGGGACTCACGCTTGAGGACGTGGTGCAGATTGCTGCCGCGAATGAGGTTCGCAGCGATCCCACAGCTGCTGAGAGAATGAAGAAATACAGGGAGCGCAAACGTGCAACGCGTAACGTTACGCGTAACTCGGTTCCCCCTATTGAAGATAATCTTACCCCTTCCGGCACAACATTACCCGATGAGGCTATCGCCTCATCACCCGCTCGCCAACCGCTGACTGAGGCAGTCGAGGTCTGGAACGAAAACGCAGCAGCTTGCGGATGGCCGACGATCCGCTCTCTCTCGGCAAATCGGGCCAAACTGCTGAGCGCAAGGCTCCGAGAGCATGGAATTTCGGGCTGGCGAGACGCCATTTTGAAGGCTCGATCATCTCCCTACCTCGCCGGACGCGATCCGCCGTCCTGGTTCACATTTCCGTGGCTCATCAAGGCCGAAAACTTCCTCAAGCTCACTGAGGGTAATTATGACCGACGACACGCAGCTAACACCGATCCGACCCTTGCCGCACTTGCAGAGTATCAATCGCTCATCGGAGGCGGCGGCTCTGTCGGTTGAGCTGGCGAAAATCCTCAAGCTGGTAGCTCCGGCAACGATGGCGGCGGATGCACAGTTGGCGTGGCTGGCCTCGGCGGTCGAAGCGCTCGACGGAATTCGAGCGTCGGAGGTTGCTGCTGTGTCACTCGAAATACGACGCAAGATCACGAGGCCGGCGCAGATCATTCCTGAGATTGCCGAGCTTGTTGCGCGTAACCGCAAGCGTCCAACAGGAGGGCCGATTACCGATCCCTGCAATTGCGGCAAAGGGACGCGCGCTCGCAGTCGTCCCGATGTTCACTGGATCAGGGTCGATGAGAAGCGAACCGAGATTGGGTGGTGTCCATGAAACACGCACTGGACGACCTACGCGAGGTCTATCGGGCAACAACATAAACGAAGGGGCGGGGATGAAGGGCAATGCGAAGTTCGGGCCGAAGCCGATCAAGGTTTCGCTCACGCCTGATGCGGCCAAGCGCCTCGCTCACTCAATGCGCGGAACGGACATCTGGGAAGAGTGGGAACTGACCCTCGTATCCAAATGCGTATCGGATCGAAAGAACCTAGCTGAGACGTTCAAGCTATTCCCGCACCGCTCGTTCCACGCCCTCAAGCATGTGTATTACCATTACCGCTCGCTTCAGGACGTGGTGCCGATCAACTGCCGCCAGAAGGAAAAGCGGCTAACCGATTTCGACGCTCGGAAAGACGCACGGGAAGGCTCGGCCAAGCTATTACAGGCCATGATCGATGCGGGCCTGGTTCCGGCAATGAAGAAGGCTGGGTGATGGCTAGGCCGTCCAAATATCGCGAAGACTTTGCGAAGCAGGCCCAGAAGCTGTCCGAGCTTGGCGCGACCGATCAGGAGTTGGCAGACTTTTTCGAGATCGAGGTGCGAACGCTCTATCGCTGGAAGCATGACCATCCGGAGTTTTGTCAGTCCCTAAAGGCTGGCAAGGACATTGCAGACGATCGGGTTGAGCGAAGCCTCTATCAGCGGGCAATCGGCTATGAGCAGGAAGAGGTCAAAATCTTCATGCCGAGTGGGGCTGAAAATCCGGTCTACGCTCCGTTCAGGGCCAAGGTGGCTCCAGACGTAACGGCGGCGATCTTCTGGCTGAAGAACCGGCGCAGCCAAGAGTGGCGCGACAAGACGCTTACCGAACTCACCGGCAAGGACGGAGCCGCAATCGAGATCAACCAGAAGGTGCGCGAAGATGCTGATGCTGTCACCAGCGCAATTGCTGGCCTCGTTGAGCGAGCAAGAGCGGCAGGAGTGGCTGAGCCAACTCAGCACTGAGCAGCTCGCCGGACTCAAGCACGATTGGCGTTTCTGGGCTAGGCCCGGACAGCTCCCGCCGGATGGTGACTGGAGAACGTGGCTGGTCCTGGCTGGTCGCGGTTTTGGAAAGACCGAGATTGGCGCTCAGTGGATCCGGGAGCGGGTAAGAGACGGCGCTAAGATGATCGCCTTGGTTGCGGAGACCCAGAAGGATCTTGAAGAGGTCATGATCCCTCGCCTCATTAAGGTGTCTCCGGAAAGCGAGGCTCCGGAGGTTCGGTATAAGCCGGTGCGGATCAGATGGCCGAGTGGAGCTATCGCCTACGGATACAATGGGACCGAGCCGGATCAGCTTCGCGGACCTGAGTTCGATACCGCATGGGTTGATGAGCTGGCCAAATACTCCAAGGCCAGAGAAACGTGGGACATGCTGCAATTCACCATGCGGCGCGGCGTTCCGAAGGTTTTGGTGACGACAACCCCCCGGCCAATTCCGATCATCAAGGACATTATGGCGAAGGCAGGGACGGCGGTGACGCGTGGAAAGACGCTGGACAATGCCGACAACCTGGCACCTGAGTTCATCGAGGACATCATGGCGAAATATGCCGGAACGAGGCTCGGCAGACAGGAGCTTGACGGCGAGATCGTTGACGACGTTCCCGGCGCTCTGTGGACGCGGGCGATGCTCGACGCGACGCGGGTTGCACAGGCTCCGGAAATGGCCCGTGTGGTGGTCGCGATCGATCCCAGTGGAACCGATGGCAACGATGAGGGTGACGATATTGGAATCGTGGTTGCTGGTCGGGGAATAGATGGGCGCGGCTATGTGCTTGAGGATTGCACCTGCAAGCTGTCTCCCGATGGCTGGGCTCGCCGGTCGATAACCGCCTACCATCGCCACCAAGGCGACAGGATCGTTGCTGAACGCAACTTCGGCGGCGCGATGGTGGGCGCTGTTATCCGAGCCGCTGATGGGTCCGTACCGTTCAAGGAGGTGGTTGCCAGCCGGGGAAAGGCCGCGAGGGCAGAGCCGGTATCAGCGCTCTATGAACAGGGACGCGTGAGCCATGTCGGATCATTTGCCGCGCTTGAGGATGAGATGTGTTTGATGACGGGCAGCGGATTTGTCGGCGAAGGATCGCCTAACCGCATGGATGCTCTCGTTTGGGCGCTGACTGAGGTAATGCTTGGCTATCAGCCGCCGAAGTCAGACAGCGGGCACGTAGACATTCCCTCGCTCGTCACTGGATTTGCGCGCCGGTAACGCTCGGAAACTCGGCGCGTCGGATTGACCCCCCGTAAGTCCGCAGCATGGCAAAGATGCGGCGCAGCAATGTTCCGGGCAAGAAAGCTGGCCCAAACGGTTCATTTCCGATCGGAGACAAGAAGCACGCCCGCCTCGCCATCGGTGGGGCGACACGCTCGCAACGCGCGGGAAATATCTCCGCGTCAACCGCAGCCAAGATCAAGGCCAAAGCCCGCGCCGTGCTCAAGAAGGGCAAGTAAGTGGCCGAAACCCACGGGAACAGGGACAACAGGCTAGAGAAAATCCACGCCCGCGCAGTCAAGCGCATGGACATGGTGTGGGTAGTCCAGAAGGATGAGCGCCGGGAATGCCTTGACGATCGCCGCTTCTGCGCAATCCGTGGCGCTCAATGGAGCGATGAATGGTCAACCCAGTTCGAGAACGCTCCGAAGCTGGAGATCGACAAGACCAAGAAAGAGCTTGAACGGCTCTATTCGGACTATCGCAACAACAGAATCAACGTCGATTTCCGCCCCGACGATGACGACGGAGACGACCAGACCGCCGAAGCATTGGACGGCCTCTATCGCGCGGACTTCGAGGATTGCGGGCAAGAGGCTTTGGACAATGCCTACGACGAGGGCACTGCCGGCGGAATTGGCGCGTGGAGACTGAGGGCTGACTACGAGGACGAGTCCGATCCCGACAACGATTACCAGCGCATCTATTTCGAGCCGATCACCGACGCGGATCAGAGGGTGTATTTCGATCCTGAATCCAAGCGGCAGGACAAGGCGGACGCGAAGTGGTGCATGGTCCTTACTCCGGTAAGCAAGGAAGCCTACGAAGAAGAATATGAGGGCAAGGCCATCTCCTCGTTCGGGGATTGGCCGGTCTATACCGGTGACTGCTTCGTCTGGCGCAACGAGGACACGGTTTACATCGGAGAATATTACGAGGTCGATCTCACCAAGGCGCAGAAGTTCACCCTTTCTCATCCCGTCATTCAGGATGAAAAGACGCTCATCGATCCCGACGATGAATTGCTTAAGCAACTGAAGGCCGAAGGATGGACGGTCGAGCGCGAGCGGACCATCAAGAAGCCGAAGGTCACGAAATACACGCTCACCGGCAAAGAGGTTATTGCGGAGGAGCTGATACCGGGACCGAATATCCCGATCATCATCTACATCGCCAAGCGGCAGGTTGTTCAGAACATCGAACGCTGCTCCGGCTATGTGCGGAAGGCGAAAGACCCGCAGCGGCAATATAACGCGCTGGTATCACAGCTAGCAGAGATTTCCGCGTCGAGCCCGGTCGAGCGCCCGATCTTCGATCCTGAGCAGATTGACGGCAATATCGCCACCAGATGGGCCGAGGCGAACGTCAAACGCCACCCCTACGCACTAGCAAAGGCTCTCAGAAACCCGGACGGCACGATTGCGCACCTTGGACCTATCGGGACGGTTACGGCCCCGCAGGTTCCGCAGGCGACGGCTGCGCTGATCCAGATTGCCGGTTCCGACATTCTCGACCTCACGGGATCTTCGGAGCAACCGAATGAGGTGCCGGCCAACACGTCGGCGGAAGCCATCGAGCTGGTCAACACCCGCGTTGACGATCGCACGTTCATCTACCTCGACAGCTTCGCCAAGGCTGTGAGGCGGTGTGGTGTCGTGTGGAAGGGCATGGCTGGGGCTCTGTATGTCGAGGAAGGCCGCAAGATGCAGGCCATCGATACTCAAGGGGGGCGGGATTATATCACCATCGGCCAGCCCGCGATTCATGACGACAAGAGCTACGGCGTACAGAACCTGTTTGACGGGCCGTACCGCTGCGTAGTGGACGTTGGTCCGTCCTCACAGACACGAAAAGACGCCACTGTTCGCTCGATGCTTGGAATTGCCGAGATCGCCTCGAAGGCCGGTGATGCGCAACTGTCCCAAGGCGCAATCCTCTCTGCTGTGTCTGAAATGGACGGCGAGGGCATTGACGACTTCAAGAAGTGGATCAGGATGCGCGCGATCCAGATGGGCGTCGTTCAGCCGACCGACGAAGAGAAGCAGGAGATGGCGCAGCAGCTTCAGGCCGCGCAACAGCAGCCGGGTCCGGAAGAGCAGCTTGCCGCAGCCAAAGCGGCGGACCTGGCGGCTTCAGTCAAGCAGCGGGGCGCCGATACCGTGCTCAAGCTCGCCCAGGCGAATGCAGTTGGCGGTCCCGACGCTGTTCCAGATACACCTACTGGCCTGACGCATGTGAAAACCATCGCTGAGATCAGCAAGACTGCGGCGGAAACGGAAAACCTTCGCCAGCAGACCGCGCTTGAACCGACAAAGCTACAGATCGAGGCGGTCAACGCGCACACAAATCGCCTGAAGGCTGCTCAGCGCCCGCTCGGAAAGTCGGCAGCATAATTTTTGACCAGATACCCTTCGCTCATCGGCAGCCACCAGCCGCAACGGTGAGAGAGAAGGGTCTTTATGGCAGAAATGCAGGGCGAAACGCCAACCGCAGAGGATGATGTTCTCGAATTGACGGAGGAAGTCGATCCTTCCTCAGAAAGCGAGACGGAAGCCGAAGTCGAAGGCTCTGATGACGAGGAAGTCATCGTTTCGTTCGGCGACGAGGCCGCGCCAGCCTCAGAGGAACGGGATTCCGAAGTTTTACGGAACCTCCGAAAGCAATACCGCGAAGTGGTCCGCGAGCGCGATGCCCTAAAACAGCAGACAGCGCCCAAAGTCCCAGATGCGGGGCCTGAACCGACACTCGAAGCCTGCGATTGGGATGAGGACAAGTTCAAGTCATCCTGGCGGGAATGGAATGCCCGCAAGGAAGCCGAGGAGGCAACAAAGTCTGAAGCTGAAAAGCAACAGGCTGCCGCGCGTGAGAAATACCAGGCGAAAGTCGCCGCCTTTGCCGAACAGAAGCAGACGCTTCCGGTCAAAGACTTCGATGACGCCGAGTCCGAAGTGCTTGGGACATTGAATCAGGCGCAGATGGCAATTCTCATTCACGGTGCCAAGAACAAGGCGCAGCTCGTCTACGCCCTCGGCAAGCATCCGGAAAAGCTGAAGGCTCTCGCCTCTATCCAAGACCCGATCGAATTTGCTTGGGAAGCAGCCCAACTCGAAGGACAGGCGAAGATGGAGCGTAAACGACCGGCAACAGGCCCGGAAAGCCGCGTCACAGGTGCGGCCAAGCTGGCCCATGCCGACAGTGCGCTATCGGACAAGCTGAGCGCCGAAGAGTGGGCGAGACGCCGCAACAAGCAACTTCGCGAAGCACGCCGCCGCTAACTCTCAACCCGA